ACTATGAACGCTGATGGTACTGCAGGTCGGTTTACTGTTGAGTTAGAATACTCAGTACATTAAGGGGAGATAACCAATGATTTATCAATCTAACTTACAAGGAGCACGTACTGCTTTAGGTTGGGGTGTACAAACTGTATTAACTGTTAGTACTACTACGTTGCACGTAGATGTTAGTGCTACCAGTATGATTTATCTGCATACAACTCTGCCAATTTATATTAGTTTTACTGCGGCAGAGGCAGATATTGTAACAGCTAACGACCTCATTCTTGAAGTCCCAAGACTGCTTACACCTTCTGATGACTCAGTGGTGTATGTACCTACAACATACACTCTAGCTGTACCTAATGCAGTAAACCCTTCAGAGGAGAGAGCACTAAGTCCCACAGCACAAACTGTTAAAATGAACTTGTTGAGGGCTATTAGTACTAATGCTACAGTAAGAGTAATTCTTGCTTAGGCGTCATATTTGATTATTCAAATAATTTAAATTGGGGGTTAAGCTGGGCGTCAGTGTTTCCCCCAATATTTTATAGGATATTAATATGGCTATCCCTGAACGAGTAAAGACTAAGATGAAAGACGAAGGACTCAAGGGTGTTAATAAACCTAAGAGAACTCCTAGTCATAAAACTAAATCCCACTGTGTGATGGCGAAAGAAAATGATACATATAAATTCATCAGGTTTGGTCAGCAGGGAGTTAAGGGCGCAGGTAAAGCCCCCAAGACTGCAAAAGATAAAGCCCGTAAAAAAAGTTACTACGCAAGACATGATGCACAAGGGAAGACAACGAGCAAACTGTCAGCAAAATATTGGAGCCACAAAGTCAAGTGGTAGATTAGACATAGAGGTTTAAAGAAAATGGTACCAGTAGTTTACTTCCTTGGAGGAGTTCTAGTACGAGCAGCAACTAAAAAAATAGCACAACGTCTTGTAGCAAAAGGTTTTCGTAAAGCTACAAAAGGACAGATAAGCAGTAAAATTAAAGTTGTAGATGGTACAGAAAATAATCTTATTTCTCTTATTACCCGTGCATTGGCTAAGATTAAAGGTGATAAACCTAAAACTCCTTCTGGTCCAGCCCCAAGAGGAGCTAATCAAAAGTCTGTTCCTCAATCTAAGATTCGCAGCAAAGGCCTAGAAAAATTAAAAAATTATGGTCCAGTGGGATCTTTACCTAAAAGAGTACCTAAGAAACCTTTAGATGGTCCAAAACCAGTACCTAAGTCAACCACAACATCTATACCTAAACGTCTTGCTCAAGGTTTAAACATAGCTGCAGTTGGGGGTATAGGTAAAGTAGCATATGATGCTTATAAAGATAGGGAAGCTGCAGATAAAAAATTTGAAGAAGCAAAACGTGCACGTAGTGATCTTAGTACTGCAAAAGATAAAAGAAGTCTTGCACGTAAAGTACGAGCAACTATAAAAGTTGATGAAGCAAATAAAAAACTTGCCTTAGCAGATAAAAAATTAGAAACGCAAATAACAAAAACATTAGATAAATCACCAGAAGGACAAGCCGCTGCTGCTGACACTCCTGCACGTAGGAAGGCCATAATGAGGGCCTTAAAAGAAGCAATGGATTTTAAAAGCGACAAGAATAAAGGGAAATAAAATGTACGGAATGAAACCAAAGAAAAAGAAAACTTCAGGCTATAACAAAGGTGGCTCAATGCCTATGGTTATGAAAGAAGGCAAGAAGGTACCAGCCTATGCTGCTGACGGTGTTGGCAAGATGAACATGGGTGGTATGACCAAGAAGAAACCTGCTGCTAAGATGATGGCAGGTGGTATGGCTAAGAAGAAAATGATGGGTGGTGGCATGGTGAAATATCAAAAGGGTGGAATGCAATCTTCTCCCGGTACAGTAAACACTATGGCAACTTCAAACTTTCCTTCTAAGGACTCAGTAGTAAGCAGGAAGCCTATGGCTAAGAATGGCACTATGACTTACAACATGGGTGGCATGGTCAAGTCTCAGGTAGACAACTTGAAAAAGAAGAAGAACGCATAACGGGGTTGCAATCTTGTATGTAGTATGATATAGTAACTTGTGGTATAACTGTCTCTGGTAAAAGGAGACACACCATGAAGAAACTTTTTAAATCATTACTTACAGCAATACAAGAAGGTCAGTTGCGTAGAGTGCAATACTGGCAGCTTAATAGCATGTCAAACGAGGCTCTTAGAGATATAGGAATAACACGTGGTGAAATCAAAAAAGTCTTCGACAAGCACGGTTAATGCGGCGGGTAATTATACTAAGCCTACTATGCGTAAATCTCTTGTTGCCTCCGTTAAAGCTGGCAGCTCAGGAGGAAAACCCGGGCAGTGGTCGGCCCGTAAAGCACAAATGGTTGCTAAAAAATACAAAGCTAAAGGCGGGGGATACAAGGCATGAAGGGCGTAAAGCATTATAAGAAGGATGGTACTGAACATAAAGGTGGTACTCATAAGATGCCTGATGGTTCTTTGCATACTGGTAAAGCACACAGTAAAACAAGTGTAAAGTTATTTCACTATAAAGACCTAAGTAAAGCAGCAAAGGCTAAAGCAGATGGCATTGACAAAAAGTCAAAAAAGTCTTAAGTCTTGGACTAAGCAGAAGTGGACTACTAAAAGTGGTAAGCCCTCAACACAAGGGCCAAAGGCCACAGGTGAAAGGTATCTACCTAAGAAGGCTATTAAGTCTCTTAGTGATTCTGAGTATGCCTCTACAACTAGAGCCAAACGAAAAGGCACTACTGCGGGTAAGCAGTTTGTGGCTCAACCTAAGAAAGTTGCAGCCAAAGTAAAGCCGTATAGGAAAAAAACATGATTAGATACATAAAACGTATATTGTGCGCCTTGCTTAATCGTGAGTGTTTATGTAAGAAGTGTGATTGCGCATGAGAAAACTTACAGAAAAACAACAGATATTTCTTGATGTACTGTTTGAGCAAGCACAAGGTGATCCTGTAAGAGCTAAACGTCTTGCAGGTTATGCTGATACTATGTCCTCTACAACTATTACTGCTGCACTACAGGATGAGATTGTTGAACTTACTAAGAAGTTTATTGCCACTGCTGGTAGTAAAGCTGCATACTCTATGATGCAGGTTATGACTAACCCTACTGATCTAGGTAATAAAGAAAAGATGGCAGCAGCTAAAGACTTTCTTGATCGTGCTGGGTTTGTAAAGACAGACAAAGTAGAAATTAAAGCAGATAACCCAGTGTTTATTCTACCCCCTAAAAACAATGAAAGTTAATAAAACTTGGAAGCTACCTAAACCAGAGCTAGTTAATAGTGAGTATGAATGGCTTTCTGTCGTTAGAGTAGGCAGAGTAGTTCCATTTGGCTATAGACAAGACCCTGAAGATGATGATATACTTCTACCAATCCCAGAAGAACTAGAAACATTAGAAGAAGCAAAGCATTTTCTAAAACAATATAGTTACAGGGATGTAGCAAACTGGTTAAGTGAAAAGTCAGGTAGGTACATCTCTCATGTGGGTCTTATGAAAAGAGTTAAACTTGAACGACACCGTAAAGCAGAAGCTTCAACGCAACGCTATTACGCTGAACGCTACAAAGAAGCGGCGGCAAAAGCGGAAACCCTCGAAAGAAACCGTATCGGAGCCAAAGAGCGTAACAGTACCCGCAGCCCCGAAGCCACCTCCGATAGAGGTTGAGAAAGCTCAAGAAATTATCTTTGAGCCTAACCCCGGTCCACAGACAGATTTTCTTTCAGCATCAGAACAGGAGGTATTATATGGAGGAGCGGCTGGTGGTGGTAAGTCTTTTGCTATGCTTGCCGACCCTGTTAGGTATTTTAATAATCCTCTATCTTCTATGCTACTTGTACGAAGAAGCACGGAAGAACTCAGAGAACTTATTTCAGTCTCAAAACAACTCTACCCCAGAGCAATCCCCGGTATCAAGTTTATGGAACGGGACAAAACATGGGTAGCTCCAAGCGGTGCTACTCTTTGGCTAAGTTACCTAGATAGGGATGATGATGTACAAAGATACCAAGGGCAAGCTTTTAATTGGATTGGTTTTGATGAACTTACACAATGGCCTAGCCCTTATCCTTGGAACTATATGAGGTCACGTCTTCGGACAACCAAGAATAGTAACCTAAGTTTATACCAAAGGGGTACAACTAACCCCGGTGGGGCTGGTCATCAATGGGTTAAGAAAACTTTTGTAGACCCAGCACCTCATAATACCAGCTTTGATGCTACTGATCCTGAGACAGGAGAACGCATTGCTTGGCCTAAAGGTCACTCTAAAGAAGGTCAACCATTATTTAAACGCAGGTTTATTCCTGCTACTTTGTTTGATAACCCCTACCTAGCTGATGATGGACTGTATGAAGCTAACCTACTCTCATTACCTGAGCATCAACGTAAGCAACTGCTTGAAGGTAACTGGGATGTAAATGAAGGTGCTGCTTTCCCTGAGTGGAACAGAAACATACACGTAATAGAACCGTTTGACATACCGGGAAGTTGGGCAAAGTTTAGAGCCTGTGACTACGGATACGGTTCTTACTCAGGGGTTGTTTGGTTTGCTGTATCTCCTGATGAACAACTTATAGTTTACCGTGAGATGTATGTATCAAAGGTCATAGCTACTGACCTAGCTGATATGATACTAGAAGCAGAAGAAGGTGAGAAGATACGTTACGGAGTACTTGACTCATCCCTCTGGCATAAACGTGGAGACACTGGCCCTAGCCTAGCTGAACAAATGATTATGCGTGGATGCCGTTGGAGACCTGCAGACAGATCAAAAGGTTCAAGAGTTTCAGGTAAGAACGAGTTGCACAGACGATTACAGGTAGATGAGTTTACAGAAGAACCACGGATAGTTTTCTTTAATACTTGTGGTAATAGTATAATACAACTACCAGCCCTACCTTTGGATAAGAACAACCCAGAAGATGTAAACACACACTCAGAAGACCACCTATACGATGCTATTAGATATGGCATTATGACAAGACCAAGAAGCAGTTTGTTTGACTTTGATCCTGCATCACAAAACTCAGGCTTTCAAGCAAGTGACCCAACCTTCGGTTATTAAGGATACACTATGGACGAATTAGAAGAAAGCATGGCAATGGACATGGAAGAGGCAAGCTCTCTTGATGACATGAAAGAAGATACGTACAGTGATCCCCTTGCAGGAAGTATTGTTGGCCTAGTACAGAAGCACTACAAGAAAGCTTCTGATGCCAGAGAAACAGAAGAGACTCGTTGGATACAAGCTTACCGTAACTACCGTGGTCTCTATGGTCCTGATGTACAGTTTACTTCTACAGAAAAATCACAAGTCTTTGTTAAGGTTACTAAAACTAAAGTCCTTGCAGCATACGGTCAGATTATTGAGGTACTCTTTGGCAACAATAAGTTTCCAATTACAGTTGACCCTACTGTCCTCCCAGAGGGTGTAGCTGAGGCAGTTTATTTTGAATCTAACGACGAGCTTAAAAAAGCTCAAGACCCAAGTGCAGAAGATACTAAGTTACGTCCCGGCGAGACAATGACTGATCTTAAAGAACGGTTAGCCGGACTTAAGAATAACCTAGCCCCTGTTGAAGATCAACTTAAAGAAGGTGTGGGTAG